TATTAGATGACCTACTTACAATTTCTGAAGATGGCAACTGGCGCAAGAAAACAGCTTTAGTCCTGGTAGCACGTCAGAACGGCAAGACACACCTGGCACGTATGCTTATCCTGAGCCATCTATTCTTATGGGGCAGTAAGAACATCCTGGGCATGTCTTCTAATCGCAATATGGCATTAGATACCTTTAGACAGGTCGCATTTACAATAGAAGATAATCCATTTCTTAAAGAACAAGTTAGGCAGATAAGACTTGCTAATGGTCAAGAATCTATAACACTGAAAAATGGTGCCAGGTATGAGATCGCAGCTGCTACTAGAGATGCACCTCGCGGTAAAACAGCAGACTTCTTATACATCGATGAATTAAGAGAGTGGACACCAGAGGCTTTTACAGCTGCACTACCAGTAACACGTGCAAGACCTAACGCTATGACCTTAATGACTAGCAACGCAGGTGATGGATTTAGTACAGTGCTTAATGAGCTGCGTGAACGTTGTTTATCTTATCCACCAGAGAATCTTGGCTTTTATGAATGGTCAGCACCACAACACTGCAAGATAAATGATCGCAAAGCCTGGGCTATGGCAAACCCAGCACTTGGCCACCTCATCACAGAGCAGACACTTGAAGAAAGCGTAAACACAAACAGCGTAGAAGCTACACGTACTGAGATGTTATGCCAATGGATTGATAGCGCAGTCAGTCCTTGGGTGTATGGGTCTATTGAAGCGTGTAGTGATAGCAGCCTTGAAATACCTGTCGGGCCAAATACAATTATGGCATTTGATATTGCACCGACAAGACGATCAGGTGCGTTAGTAATGGGTCAGATGAAAGATGGCAAAATAGCAGTTGGCCTTGCACAACTTTGGCAAAGTGAAGTGGCTATTGATGAAGTTAAGATGGCAAGTGATATAAATGAATGGGCTAAGAAGTATCACCCACACATAATCTGCTACGACAAATACGCCACACAAACATTAGCGACAAAATTAGAGCAATCAGGATGGCGCATGGAAGATGTAAGCGGCCAAATGTTTTACCAGGCTTGCAGCGACTTAGCAGATGCCCTGGCTAATATCAGACTTATACACTCAGGTCAAGCAGAGCTAGTACAGCACTTAAATAACTGCGCTGCTAAGACAAATGATGCTGGCTGGCGCATTATTAGGCGTAAATCGGCTGGCGATGTTACAGCTGCTATAAGCCTTGCCATGGTGGTAAGCCAATTAACAAAACCTCAACAAACTGCGCAAATCTTTGTCTAACTTGCACCAATAGTCCGATTTATGGTATAAAGTACTTCTATGGGTCTATTGTCTGCTTTGGGAATTAACAATAAAAAAGAGTCCGTTCAAGCGCAATACGCCCCTGCCATTATGGACACAGCTTATGGCTATGGTTCATTTACAACTGGTGTCGGTAATTTCCCTGGTGGATTAGATCGTAATTATGCGATGCAAGTACCTGCAGTATCACGTTGCAGAAATCTTATTGCTGGTGTAGTTTCTTACTTGCCATTAAAACTTTACAAAAAGTCTAATGGTGAGGAGTTGGGGACTCCTCGATGGTTAGAACAGCCAGACTATCGACAACCAAGATCCGTTACCATAAGTTGGACGGTCGATAGTTTGCTCTTCTACGGAATCGCTTATTGGCGTTGTACGGAACTGTTCGCGGACGATCTGAGACCTTCTGCATTTGAATGGGTCGCAAACAATCGAGTTACATTTACAACAAATAAGTTTGGTACAGAAGTAGAAGAATATTTTGTCGATGGTGTAAGAGCACCAATGTCCGGCGTTGGATCATTAATTACATTTCAAGGATTAACACAAGGCGTATTAACTACAGCAGCACGTACAATACAAAGCGCATTAGATATTGAGAAGGCCGCAGCTGTATCGGCACAAACTCCAATGCCATCTGGGTACATTAAAAACACTGGCGCGGATTTACCAGAAGCACAAGTATCTGGATTATTGGCACAATGGAAACAAAGCCGCATGAATCGATCTACCGCATATTTAACTAGCACATTATCTTACGAAACCACAGGGTTCTCTCCTAAAGATATGATGTACAACGAAGCGCAACAATATCTAGCCACACAAATTGCAAGAGCTATGAACGTGCCTGCGTATTACATCTCTGCTGATATGAATAACAGCATGACTTATCAAAACATTATCGATGGCCGCAAAGAGTTTGTAGCTTACTCATTGCAACCATTTATCTGTGCCATTGAAGATCGTTTAAGCATGGACGATATAACCCCACGTGGACACGTAGTTAAGTTTGCAATCGAGGAATCATTCTTGAGGGCAGACACAATGAAACGACTAGAGGCGTTAGAAAAAATGATCGCCCTAGGTTTGATCGATGTGGAAGATGCTAAAGAAATGGAAAACATGACGCCTAACGGGAAAGAAGTAGAAGATGATACTTACATTCAGTAGCCAGGTAGAGGCCTCTGATTCAGAGCGCAGAATTATCTCTGGCAAAATTGTGCCATTTGAAGAAGCTGGCAATACCTCAGTAGGTAAGGTCGTCTTTGCTAAAGGCTCAATCGAGATCGGTGATCCAGGCAAGGTCAAGATGCTTATGCAGCACAGACCAGAGAAGCCAATCGGACGTATGCAAAAGTTTCAACAGGCAGAAGATGGCATCTATGCATCATTTAAGATCAGCGCATCTATGCAAGGCCAAGATGCTTTAATTCTTGCATCTGAGGCATTAGTAGATGGCCTATCAGTTGGCGTAGACGTCAATAAGTCAATTCAGAAAAAAGATTATTTATATGTAACCAGTGCAACCCTACGTGAGGTTAGCCTGGTCGAATCACCTGCATTTACAGCTGCGCAGGTTACTAAAGTTGCTGCTAGCGAAAGCGAACCAGAGACACCAATCAATCAACCAGAAAGCGAGGCTCCTGTGGAAGATTTAGCAACAGCGCCACAAGAAGCAAAGGCAGAGGCTGCTACTCCTACAGTAGAAGCTGCTCGCCCTACAATTACAGCACCATTTATTTCAACATCTGTGCGTACGCCAATCAATTCAATGGCAAAGTACACAGAGCACAAGATCAAAGCTGCATTAGGTAGCGATGAGTCAAGACTGTACATTGCTGCAGCTGATGATTCATTCACAACTAACCCAGCATTCAATCCAACTCAATATTTAACTGAGTTTGTAACTAACACACGTTTTGGAACACCTGCAATTGATGCATGTTCACAAGGCACACTCCCTGCATCAGGTATGACCATCTCTGTACCATCTTTGGTAACTTCAGCAGGTGGCGGAACAGGTGTAGCACCAACAGTAACTGTTGAGGCAGAAGCTGGCGCAGTATCTAACACAGGTATGGAAACAGCTTACCTAACAGGAACAGTGTCTAAGTACTCAGGTATGAATACACTATCTGTTGAGTTGTTAGAGCGTTCAGACCCTAACTTCTATGCAGAATTAACACAACAACTACAAAATGCTTACCTAACAACAATTGATACAGCTGTAGTTGCTGCATTGGTATCAGCAGGAACTAACGCGACTGCTACAACAGCAGACAGCGATGGAATCATTGCTTACACATCACAAGCCGCTAAATTGGTTTATGAAAACACTGGCTACTTTGCACAGAACTATATTGGAAACCCAGCACAATGGAATGCGCTACTAGGTGCTAAAGACACAACTGGTCGCCCAATTTACAATGCGCTACAACCAATGAACGCAGCAGGACAGGTTGCACCTACATCAATCCGTGGAAACGTACTAGGACTTGATCTATACGTAGACAAGAACTTTGCACAAACCACATTTGATGATAATTCAGCAATCATCCTTGCACCAGAAGCGTTCACTGTATATCGCTCACCACAGGCTTACATGTCTGTAAACGTAGTTTCAAACCTACAAGTACAGGTAGCAATTTACGGATTTATGGCAACAATCGCCAAGATGCCTTACGGAATCATCAAGTACGCAAAGGCCTAATTAAATAAACAAATAAGTAATCCTCTGGGGTTTAGTAGCCCTAGCCCTGGGGGAGCTTTTAATAGAAGGAGTAAAGATGGCAGCCACCTACGTAACCGAAGCTGAGTTACGCTCAAACCTAGGTATTGGCTCTCTTTACACATCGGCTACAGTTGAAGAAGTTTGCCAAACAGCGCAGGACTTACTTAATCAATATCTTTGGTTTAATGATGCACCTGTCGTGGCAGCAGGATTACAAAACAATGTGGCTACATTAGTAATAGCCAATCCAGGAATCTTTGTTAAAGGTCAGACAATATCAATAGAAGGCTGTGGCTCAACCTATGGTGGGTCACACGTAATCACTGGCACAATACCTGGCATTAACATTCCAGTATCAATTTCAACAGCGTTTTATACTTATTTCAATAATTATTCATGGCCTAATGGCTATTCATTTATTCAATTTGCAAAAACACATGCAGACGATGTATTTCACAGGATCCTACCTTATGGCAAAGCATCTGGACAAGATACTAAAGAAGATGATTATGCTGTGATCCCAGCAATCAGAGAAGCGGCGATGATTCTCGCTGTTGATATCTGGCAAGCTAGACAAGTTAGCCAGACTGGTGGGGTAGGCATGGATGGGGTCAGTGCTAGCCCTTATAAAATGGGTTATCAGCTGATTAACAGAGTACGTGGCCTCATCCAGCCATATTCTGCACCATCATCTTTGGTGGGCTAATGACTGCAGCAATAACCACACTACGTGGCACACTAGCCACTGCATTAGCAAACGCAGGCGTATGGTCTACCTTCGCATACCCACCTGCCACACTACTTGCTAACAGCGTGGTTATAACACCCGGCGATCCTTACCTAACACCAAACAATAATAGCCAGGCTGGTGTATCGCCTTTGGCTAATTTTAACATTTTGATTACAACGCCTGCATTTGATAACCAAGGCAACCTAGCCAATATAGAGACTTTTATAGTAGCAGTCGTAAACAAACTAGCAGCATCATCACTGGTGCTCAATATATCAAGTGTCTCCGCTCCAGCTATAACAAACGCAGCTAGTGGAGATTTATTAACCGCAGAAATAACAGTATCAATCCTAACGAGCTGGAGTTAAAATGAGCACATCAGAAGACTTAGCCTTCTTAATTAAGACAGGCCAAATCAAGGAAGCACCAAAACCAACTGCACAAACAAAGAAAGACGAGGAATAACGAATGGCAATTTATCTAAATAATAACGTGGGTGTTAAGTTGGCTACCAATGCTGCACCTACAACACCATCTATTGATATTAGCGATGTAGTAACTAGCGCAGTTATCAACCAGATCGTAGACGAGTTAGAAGTAACAGCGATGGGCGATTCTTCCCACAAGTTTGTTGCAGGCCTACAATCAGGTACCTTCACAATCGACTTTATTAATGACTGGGCATCATCTGAGGTAATGCAAACCCTTAATGACGCATTTGGCAAGACACTATCCGTGTCTGTTATTACAGTCAAGGGCACGGCTGTATCAGCTGCTAACCCAACTTACCAATTCTCAATCTTGGTAAATAACCTAACACCAATCGGTACTGCTGGAGTGGCTGAACTTGCAACTTCTAGCATTACCTTTACACTTAACTCTGCGCTAACAGTATCTCCATCTGTAGCATTCTAGTTAAGGAGTAATAATGGCAAAGCTAAAGATAACAAGGGCTAATGGTGAAGTATCAGAGCACAAGATCACACCAGGTGTCGAGTACGCTTTCGAGTTAAAATATGGTTCAGGTATTAGCAAAGTCCTACGTGAGCACGAGAGGCAAACAGAGATTTTCTGGCTTGCTTATGAATGTTTACGTAGGGCTGGTGCACAAATACCTTTATGGGGCGTGGATTTCATAGACAGTCTTGAGACTGTTGAGGTATTAGACGAAGAAAAAAAATAACACCGCGGGATTCGATTCTTTATAGCATAGCTGCATTATCTGTAGAGACTGGGATACCGCCCAAAGAGTTTATCGACATGGATGCGGATATGTACAGGGCTATTATCCAAGTCTTAACAGATCGGGCTAAGGAGATCAAAAATGCCGGCAGAGGTCGTAGGCGTTAAAGATGTTCAACAAGGCCTGAGTTTTATTGACCAAGATATGCGCCTGCGCATTAAAGCCGCTATTGATCCTTTGATGCGAGGCGTAGCACTTAAAGCTAAAAGTTATGTGCCTGGTAATGGCGAAGTCTTATCTGGTTGGACTAAAGAAGGTAACCCAGAGATTAACTTTCGCCCATTTCCTAAATACGATGCTGGCACAGTCAAAGCTGGTATCGGATATAACCCAGGCGATAACAAAGCATTCAAAAATGGATTTAGAGTAAGCAACTATGTTTACAACGTCAGCGCACCAGGCCGCATCTATGAGACTGCTGGCCGTAAAAACCCACAAGGTAGAGCACCATTCCAACAAATAGATCCAAGTTCACCTAATACATCATTTGGGCCAATACAAGGTTTTGAAGGCAAGAAGAAAGCCAAGGAATATACTTACAATAGATCAACTAGAGAATATTCATCTAACAACCCTTTTGCAGGTTATCAGTTTGTAACATCTATGCCAGCACTTGCATCACAGCCAAGAATTAAAGGCGTTCGATCTGGTGGCCGTAAGACTAAAGGCCGTTTAATTTACAAGGCTTGGGCGCAAGATAGTGGCAAAGTATACGAAGCAATTTTAGGTGCTATTAATTCCACAGCTGTACATTTTAACAAATCAACTCAAATTAAGAAGGCAGCATAATGGCCAACGTAGTCGTCTCCGCATTAGCCACCTGGAATGGTAAGGCACTAAAAAAAGGTAAGCAAGAAATATCTGTATTTGATAAACAAGTACAGAAGTTAGGTAGAACCTTTGCCGGTGTCTTTGGCACAGCTGCAATCGTAAACTTTGGCAAGAAGTCAGTACAAGCATTTATGGCCGATGAGAAGGCTGCAAAGGCATTAGAGCAGCAACTAAAGAACGTTGGCTACCAATTCAGCGCACCAGGTGTTGAGAAGTATATTGCGAGCCTACAGCAAGCCACAGGCGTATTAGATGACCAACTACGCCCAGCATTCCAATCATTATTGACTGTTACTGGATCAATCACTCAGAGCCAGGACGCATTAAATACAGCATTAAACATAAGCGCAGCTACAGGTAAATCAGTAGTAGAAGTTAGCCAGGCACTAGCCAAAGGTTATGCAGGTCAGACCACAGCTTTAAGTAGATTAGGCGCAGGGCTAAGTAAAGCCACGCTTAAGTCTGGCGATATGAATAAGATCATGGCTGAACTCAATAGCAAGTTTGCAGGCCAATCAGCAGCTAGGTTAGATACTTACGCTGGCAAGATGGATTTATTAAAAGTATCTGCCGAAAATGCTAAAGAAGAAATAGGCAAAGGCTTATTAGATGCATTGTCTCTGTTAGGCAAAGATAAAAGCATCGCCACCGCTACAGGCTTTATGGAAGACTTTGCTAAAGCCACAGCTGAAGTAGTTGTAGGTATTGGCGTATTAGTATCTAAGTTTGAAAAACTAGGCAATAGTAGAATTGGTGGGGCATTATTTGACGTAAGAAATATCCCAGTTTTAGGTGGCTTAATTTCTGGGGCAAGGGCAATAGGCGCAGGCGAAAGAGCTAGAACCGCACCAGATAAAGGCGGCGCAGAACGCACAGCCAACAGAGCATATCTGGATCAATTACGCAGAGAAACTAAGATTCTCAAAGATACAACTAAATTGAGAGCTGCTGAATTAACTGCATTAAAGGCTAGATCAGCTGTAGATCAACTTAAAGACAAGTTTGATATTGAGCGTATTGGTTTGGCTAAAGCCCTAAACGAAGCTACAGATGCTGAAACCATATTAAGACTTAACGCCAAAATAGCCATACTAGACAACAATGAAGCACTGGCTAAAAAGATTTTAGCTGAGATGGAAGCCGCTAAAAAGGCTAAAGAATTAGCAGATGAGTTTGGCAAAGCCACTGATGCTTTTGCAGCCAACACTGCACAAATGCAGAAATTGTTATTTGATTTAGTAGCAAAACTTAACCTAAGAACCGAGGCTGGCACATTTAACCCAACAGGATTTAGTGCACCTGGCTTAAAACAATTATTCCCACCAGCCATGGGGCCATTAGGCAACATTGATTACACAGTACCAATGGGTAGTGGTAATCCAGTTTATGCACCAGGAACATCAAGTACTCCAATGTCTTATGCAGATGTAAGACTTACAATCGATGTGGCTCAATCAGGCGATCAGTTTGCTCAGTTAATTGCAGACAGCGTGCAGATAGCACAACGCACTGGCTACAGCACATCATCAGCAGGGTCTCTAAATCCATGACCGTACCTGTATTAAATGCATTTATTAACTTTAGCACTGGCCCTAGCTTTGCCCAGGCTTTAATTCTTGACCAAGGTATCTTAGGCACAAATGTATTGGCAGATTCAGCAGCTGTAATTGTCGATGTTTCAGATCAGGTGTTATCAGTGCAAACAAAGCGGGGCCGTAATGCTTTATCAGATCAATTTCAGACTGGCAATCTAACACTGCGTATAGTAGATCAGAATGGAGATTTTAACCCACAGAACCCGTTATCACCCTATGTAAATCTCCTGAGTCCAATGCGTAAGGTGCAGATTACTGCCACTTACTCAGGTGTTACTTATCCAATATTCCAAGGATTTATTACAAGCTATGTAACTACGTATCCTAAAGATGCAGAAGATGTTGCATACACAACTATTCAGGCTGTCGATGCATTTAGATTAGCCAACAATGCCCAAATCAGCACAGTTACTGGTGCAACAGCAGGCGACCTGTCAGGTACACGCATCAATCAAATCTTAGATCAAATTGGTTGGCCTACTTCTATGCGTGATGTAGATGCAGGTTTAACTACAGTCCAGGCAGATCCTGGCACTAACCGCACAGCACTACAGGCCATGACTACAATAGAAAACAGCGAGTACGGCGCATTATATGTAGATGCTAGTGGCTCGTTTGTATTTCAAGACAGATCAGTTACGGCAGGATCTATTGGGACAACGCCAACATTGTTTGCAGACGATGGCACAGGCATTTACTATAAAGATGCTACATGGGTGCTAAATGATGTTTTAGTATTTAACAAAGCGACTGTATCCAGGCTAGGCGGATCACCACAAGTGGCCCTAAATCAAGATTCAATAGACAAGTATTTCTTGCATTCTTATTTTTTAAATGATCTTATGATGCAGACCGATGCAGTGGCTTTGGATTATGCCCAGGCTTATGTTGCATCGAGAGCTGAGACCAGCATCCGAGTGGACTCCATCACCCTAGATTTATACACGCCTAATTACAACACAGGCATCCTTGCATCTTTAGAGCTTGATTTTTTTGATCCAATTACAGTTATTACTACCCAGCCAGGCGGATCAACAATAGAAAAAACCTTACAGATTTTTGGAGTAAGCCTAAACATCACTCCAAATAGTTGGCAAACCACGTTTACGACACTAGAACCCATTATAGATGCATTTATCCTAGATAATAGCATTTATGGCACTTTGGGCTATAATGTCCTAAGTTACTAAGGAGTAAAAATGGCAGCAGGATTAGGTTTTAAAGACTTTACAACAGGCGAGGTTTTAACCGCAGCCGATGTTGATGGCTATTTAATGCAAGGTATTTGGGTTTTTGCTAATGCCACAGCTAGAGATGCAGCAGTTACATCGCCACAAGAAGGCAATTCATGTTATTTGAAAGACACCGATGTAATTCAAGTTTACTCTGGTTCATCTTGGGTAGTTAAATCTGGAGGCTCATCACCTTTAACTACTAAAGGCGATTTGTACACATATTCAACTACAGATACCAGACTTGGTGTAGGCGCAAACAACACAGTATTAACAGCAGATTCATCAGAAGCAACTGGATTAAAATGGGCTGCACCAGTTTCGGCTGGAGCAAATTGGTCATTAGTAAATGCTGGTGGAACTGCTTTGACGGGAGCACAGACTGTAACTGTAAGTGGTATTTCTGGTGCTGATCAATTACTAGTGTTAATCAGTGGGGCTTCATCTGCAAGCGCAAACTCTGTTATTTATCTAAGATTAAATACTGATACTGGAAGTAATTACAATAATTACGGGCAAGAGTTTGGATTTGATGCCACTTACACAGCAGGTAATTTTACAAGATTAAATGAAACAACAACTGGAATAAGATTAACAAGAATGACACCTGATACTACTGCTACCTGTGCCGCTTATGTTTTACTTAATGGCTGCAATTCTGCTGGTCTTAAAGTATATAATTATGCTGGAGCAACAGGTGGTGCTGGCACAGGAGCGGTGCAATATACTGCTGGTGGTTTTTATAATTCTTCTAGCACAATTTCCTCAATTTCCGTTTTTTCCGCAACTGGCAATCTTGACGCTGGTACAGTATTTGTTTATAAGACAGCTTAGGGGTAATAATGAAAATAATTGAAAAAGATTTTAATGTAATTACAGGTGAGGAAACCATTACCGAGCGTGATGAAACTGCTGCCGAAAAAAAACATAGAGAAAAATTAGAGGCAGAATTCGCAAAAGCACGAGCCGAAGCCGAAGCAAAAGCAGTAGCACGCCAAGCCATTGCTGATCGTCTTGGTTTAACAGCTGATGAACTTCAAGTTTTGCTTGGCTAATGAAACCTTGGTTATGCGCAGCTGGAGTCCAGTTAAGAGACCAGATTGATTTATGGTTCCCAGATCGTAAGTCTGCCAGTGATGGGTGGCTGGGCGACGCTCGTCATTCTTCCAGAAAATCGGATCATAACCCAGATGGAGGATGCGTTAGAGCCATTGATGTTGATTCTCGCTTGGATTCATCCGAGGGGCTCTCAATATATTTGGCTGACCAAATCAGAGAATGCGCAAAAACCGATAAACGCATATCTTACGTAATTCATAACGGCAAGATAGCAAGCAAGATCCTGGGCTACAGATGGCGTACTTACAAGGGCTATAACAAACACACTAAACACATTCACATTAGCTTTACAAAAGCAGGCGATAAAGATGGCAGGCCGTTTGATATACCACTACTAGGGGGCAAGATATGAATAAGAAACACAAGGCAGCAGTTAAGTCTTATCTAAGAGCTGTAGCAGCATCTGGAATAACTGTCGCACTAGCAATAGTGGCAGACATCCATCCTGCTTATGCAACATTATTGGGTGCTGTTGTAGCACCATTGATTAAAGCTGTTGATCCTTCTTCTGGTAAAGAAGCTGGTTACGGCCTAGATGCTAAATGAGTCCGGCAGAATGGGCTGGTTTTGGCGCAGGCGTTATCGCCGTGCTATCAGGCGTGCTAGTCGGATTACGTTTCCTAGTTAAAGGCTGGCTTAATGAGTTGCGCCCTAATGGTGGCTCATCTATGAAAGATCAATTAACACGACTTGAACAGCGTGTCGATGATCTCTTTGTTTTAATCAGTAAGCGATAATTTTATTATGGCTACTACACGCAAGCGTAAGAAGATAAACAGGCGCAGAGTCCGCAAGACTCCAGAGCCTTTATCTAAGCTAGAAGTGTTTTATATTGCCAAGCACGAAATGTATAAAGCTGCACGCAAGGCTGGCTTTAGCGAGTCTGTTGCGCTGTATCTAATGGATAGCCCAGAGTCTATGCCCGATTGGGTGGTAGGCGACAAAGGCATTATCCCACGTATCCCTACTCCAGATGAGGACGACGATTAAGCGCATAGCGTTTGTTAGCGATCTTCAAGTACCATTTTA